ACTCCGCTAGAGACCAGTACGATAGAGGGCAACTACATGAAAACACTACAGTTTTTTTCGGGGCGGAAAACCACATCGTACTCACGTTTTTGTAGAGGAAGCGAGACACTGAATTGTAGCTTTTAGGTGTCACTATGGGGAACAAGGGAGTGGCCAAATAGTGCCTTACCAGACTCCATGGGAGTCGGTGGTTTTCGGGACAAAGAACCTAAAGGCAAGGCGAAGCAAGGCAAGCCTACCCTGAGGTGCTAATGTATGGTTGCTTCGAGCGCACTCTCAAGGGCGGCGAAAGTGCTATACGGAGGGTAGGGGTGGCTGCATGTATAGAAGCCTCTGAGAAGGCCGTGGCGGCACGATAAGGAGGTGAGTAGTAGGGTTGCCTAGGGAGGGCATAGGAGCGTGCTACGGAGGTGAAATAAATTAGCATTACGGGTTGACAGGAGGGGTAAGGTATGGGTATAATGCACTAAGGGTTTCATATTAACTACAACTAATTAGTGTTACTATCTAGTATTACTACTTAGTGATATCGGAAGGTGCCGCCAAGAATGGGTTGGTGTCAAGGCTAGAATATGTAAAGTAATGGAAAGGTTACAACGTGAGGGCTTCCCTATTGACAAACCCTCTAAACAGTGTTATTATGTATTTAAGGCAAGAACTCGTACACATACAAGAACACTCTAAGGCAACTATGACGGCACATGTTAACCACATGTGTACAGATTCTTTGCCTTGGTACACTAATTGGCAATGCGTTAGCATTATAAGCCAATAAGGCCGACTGGTGCAGGTCTTCAATAAAACACCAAGGTTTTGAGGTAAATCCCAACTTCCTTAGGCGGAGTTAAAAAACCTCCTTCCTCCCCTCCCTAAACTACCTAATGCCCGTCAGGGCTACTTCTAGGTAGTTTTCTATTTAACAAGCCAGCCATGAAGCCTCCATATCGGGGGCTTTTTTCGTCTGTCATTTAAGGAAAGCTTATGCTACCTTTGTTCACCACCCTGTTTTCCATGCTGTCTAGCTTGCCCGGTACGTTAGGTAAATACTTCGAGACTAAAGCTACGATAGAAAAGATTAAGCTTGACACACAAAAAGAAATAGCTCTTACACAACTTAAAGCGGCAGCCGAAATGGGCATCGCAGAGATAGGCAAGAGTAAAGCAGCATTAGGAGCTACCTCTCCAGTGTTCAAGTACTTCACCTTCTTTATGTGGTTCGGTCCATTTATAGTAGGGACAGTGGCTCCTAAGTATTCCTCAGACATCTTCGCTAATCTAGGCAGTATGCCTGAATGGTATGTTCAAAGCTGTATGGTTATTATGTTCACCGTATGGGGCATTACAATTAGTAAAGATGCTGTAGGTGGCATATTCACTAACTTAGGTGGGTTCTTTGCTGAGAAGCGTACGCACAAAGAAACCATGGCACGCATTAAGGTTGACCGTAAAGCGTTCTACGATGATTTGAAGGATGTCATATTCAAAGAGGGCATGACAGAAAAGCAAGTGAAAGAGATAGAACGGGCTTTGGATGAACAGGGCGCATGACAACATAAATAAGGAACCTGCCAGATGGAATTAACAGACATCATTAAATACTCCATAGACTTAATAATAATCCCCCTAGGAGTATTCATCTGGTGGGGGTTCAACAAACACGTAGTACGGATGGATGACATGCATAGACGTCTCTCCGACAATGAGAGAGATATAGCTGTGATAGAAAGTCAAATGTTAAACATTAAAGAAGACATATCAGAAATCAAATACGGCATTAACAACATGCTTGTACTATTGAGGAAATAGCATATGGAAGGAGTGACGATTGAGGACGGAGTTATTGTAGAAGACATCAAAATAGCCAAGTCGAAGTACGCTCCTGAGATGTGCGACAAGATTATTGAAGTGGCATCTAGGGGCGGACACATACCCGCTATGATGTTGGCTATAGGCGTTAAAAGCAAGGATACGTGGTATCGATGGATTAAAGACCATCCTGAGTTTAAAGAGGCAGTTGAGTTCGCTAAAATCTCCAACCAAGCGTTCATGGAAGATATAGGGATGAGGGCTATTGTAGGCTCCATCCCTAACTTCAACTCTCCTACGTACGCTCTAGTGATGCACAACAAGTTTAAGGAAGACTACAAGAGAGATACAGGCGGAGGAGATCACGTAGAGGTAACTATAAACAACCTCAACCTTACGTCAGAAGAGATAAGCTTAAAGATAGCACAGAAGTTACAAAAACTAAAAGGGCTTGGCGTTGACATTGGCCAACAAGATAACGAATAACAGGAGAGAAGTATGATTATGAAATTAGTGAAATGGGTTAAAGGTTTAGTGAAAGGCATTAAAGACTTGATTGCTAAACTGCTAGGTAAGATTAAAGACATATTGTCTTGGATGTTTCGCGTTGTTGTAGGCTAGGTGGTTCTAAAAACTAATAGGGGTTCTCATGAAGACATCAGATGAATTGAAAGAGTTGTTGGAACTCCTAGAAGCCAAAGAGAATGAATTACAATATAATAAAATGAATGCTATATTTCCTCTTACAGGACCTTATAGACTTGAACTCTATCCTAAACATGCTGCGTTCTTAGCAGCAGGCGCATCTCATCAAGAACGTGCCTTCCTAGCAGCTAACAGAACAGGCAAAACCCTTACAGGTGCCTTTGAGATGTCTTGTCATCTCACAGGACTCTATCCTTCATGGTGGAAGGGTAAGAGGTTCCTTAACGCCGTAGATGCATGGGCAGTTGGCGTATCGAATCAGGCCACTAAAGAAATTCAGCAATTCGAGCTAATAGGCGACATCGCAGACATAGGCTCAGGAATGCTACCTAAGAACACAATCGTGCGCACCACTAAAAAGCCCGGTGTTGCCGACGCTATAGAAACTATATTTGTTAAACACACCTCAGGTGGAATATCAAAGGTTACATTTAAATCATATGAGCAAGGACGTATATCATTTCAGGGAACAAAGAAACAATGCGTATGGCTCGATGAGGAACCAACCGACCCGGGTATTTACACAGAGTGTCTGACACGTTTAATGGACAAATTCAATCCCGGCATCATATATTGTACCTTCACCCCTTTATTTGGACTCTCGGATGTGGTATTATCATTTATACCGAATGGTAGTTTCCCAGTGGGTGGAACTACAACAGAAAATCCTCAGAAGTTCGTAGTTAACGTAGACTGGAGTGAAGTACCTCACTTAGATGAAACGCAAAAAGCAAACATCTTGAAATCTTATTCGGCACATGAAAGAGATGCTCGTAGTAAAGGTATACCTTCTCTTGGAGCTGGTGCAATCTATCCCTATTTAGAAGAAAACATCTCATGCGAAGTTAGAGACATTCCACCGTGGTGGCCTAAGGGCTTCGGACTAGATACAGGGTGGAGTAGAACAGCAGCTGTATGGGGAGCACGTGACCCTGATAGTGGCATAATGTACATCTATTCTGAACACTACGCTTCAGAGGCTCATCCTGCCATTCATGCTTCTGCCATCAAGGCTAGAGGTAATTGGATTATGGGGGCAGCTGACCCTGCTGGCGCTAACCAGAGTGACGGCAAGAAGATATTTGACCTGTACGTACAAGAAGGCCTAGACATTGTTAAGGCAGAGAAGGCAGACAGGGAAGGCGGTATATTGAAGGTTGGCCAGATGTTTGAAAGTGGACAGCTTAAGATATTTAGCAGCTGCAAGAACATATTGAATGAACTACGGCTATACAGACGAGACGAAAAAGGCACCATCATAAAGAAGAACGACCATGCTTTAGATGCGTTGCGCTACTTATGCACCACTGGCATGCAATACATGCAGGTGGAACCTGATGGAAGAGATGGAGATTCCAGCTCTAACGATTCAAGAGATGAATACACAGGATATTAAAATATGAAAGACAAAATAGACATTGATAAGCTGAAAGAGAGTAAGAACATTGCCTCCCTGTTGTCCGAAGAGAAGTTATTCGAGATTGGGCAGAGTGTGGTTAAAGGTTATGAGATTGATGAAGAAAGCCGTAAAGATTGGAAAGACACTGTAGACCAAGCAATGGACATTGCTAAGCAAGTGATGGAAACTAAGAGCTTTCCTTGGGCTAATGCCTCTAACATCAAGTTTCCTCTCATCACTCAAGCGTCTATTGACTATGCTTCTAGGACGCTCCCAGAAGTGATACAGAATGACAAGATTGTAAAAGCCACTGTAGTAGGCTCAGACCCTGATAACAAGAAGTATGAGCGTGCTATGCGTGTTAGTGCTTACATGTCCTACCAGCTCACTACAGAGAGTCCTGACTGGATTGAAGGTACAGACACTTTGTTACAAATATTACCCGTGTTAGGTACTGTGTTTAAGAAGACGTATTATTCTCCTATTGAGAAACGTTGTATGTCTGAATTGTGCGTACCTGATAAGATAGTTATTAACTACGGTGCCCAAAGCTTAGAGAGTGCTAGACGTATTACACACATTATTACATTATACACCAATGATGTTGTCGAACGTCAACGCGCAGGCATCTTTTTAGATGAAGACAAAGACGGAAAGCCTATAGAGCTTGAATTGTTGAAAAGCCCCGGAGACATATACGGCGACACTGATAGTCCGCTTAACTTCTTAGAACAATGCTGCTACTTAGATTTAGATGATGATGGATACAAAGAACCGTACGTCGTCACAGTGCATAAAGAAAGTGGTAAGGTGTTTAGAATACTAAATAGATTTGATGTGGTAGAGAAAACTAAAAGTGGTGCTATACGGAAGATTAGTGCAGAGCAATACTACACTGACTTTCACTTTATACGTAGCCCGGATGGTGGTTTCTACTCAATGGGCTTCGGAAGCTTGCTTCTCCCCATCAACAAAGCTATTAACACCCTCATCAACCAGCTTATTGACAGTGGTACGTTGAATAATACACAGGGCGGCATCATTGGTAGGGGCTTAAGGCTCAAAAATAATGAGTTGAAGTTCAAAATGGGTCAATGGCAGGTGTTGGAAGGTGCAGGAAGTGAGGATGTAAGCAAGAGTATTTTTCCTTGGCCTACAAAAGAGCCTTCTCAGACACTATTTAGCCTCTTAAGCTTGTTAATGCAAGTTGGAAGAGATTTGTCCTCGACCTCTGATGTACTAAGTGGCAACCAAAACGCTACAAACGTCTCCAGTAGCGCGATTAGCCAGTTGGTGGAGCAAGGTACTAAGGTGTTTGTTGCTATCAACAAGCGGCTTTACAGGAGCTTACGTAAGGAATACCAAAAAATATACAAACATAATAGACAATGGGTGACACAGAAGCAATATCAAGCTGTGTTAGATGACCCTAATGCTGATGTTAAGGCTGACTTTGCCGAAGACAATATGGACGTATGTCCAGTGGCTGACCCATCTATTAGTACAGAGACACAACGTATACAAAGAGCCGGAATAGTGGGCACTTTACGAACCGCAGACCCTAGAGAGGCAGACAGGCTTCTTTTACAGAGTATGCAGATTGATAAAGACCTCATTGACCGTCTATTACCTCCTCCAGACCCTAATGCTCCCCCTCCTCCTGAGGCGTTGAAGGCGCAAGCGGACATAGAGAGAAGTAAAGCAGAGATA